GTCTGTGCCCACCAGATTCAGGCAGCACTGCCGGCAGGCCAGTACCACGCCGTACCGCTTCAACAGGTGAGAAGGTGACAGCTTCTCCTCCGTGACACCATATGTGGCAGCCAGCCGAACGATGGAGTCATTGGCTGCTGCCAAATCATCCTCCGTAACCCTGTCTTTCAGGATCTCGTCCAGGATGTCTTCTGCTGTAATCAGTTTCATGCTTATTTCAGCTCCTTCATAATGGCATCCATCCGGCTTATGATGGCAGTTTTTTCCTTCTCGTAAGCGTTGAAGATATACGGATCTGCCTTGATACCGGACACGTTGGCCCGCTTAGCAAACACGAATTTCTTCCCATCGGTCCAGCGCAGGGCTTCTTTTGCCCTGGGGACGATGGTATGAGCTTTGGTACCCTGGTGCAGGTAAACGGCATGTGGCAGGGAGGTGTAGACCATGCCTACGATCTTACCGCCGTGTTCTTCTACAGCTGTATGGATGGATTCTTCCGCCTGCCCTGTCCGGGAGGTAAAGCGGTGTTCTGCCCGGGCTCGTTCCTGCACGTCCCGGACAGAGATATTCACAGCTTCCACAATCTTCTTGTGGATATCCTTGGACGCAGAATTAAGCGTCCGGCTGAGGCCGGATGCATTAAAGCTTACCCGGAATGTCATAATCAGGCACCTGTGGTCTCAGTTGTAGCAGGAGCCAAGTTAGCCTTCAGGGTTACCAGAGCGTTCTTCTGCACAACCGTAGAGCCGTAGACCAGCAGGCCACGGACAACGTCAGAGAAGCTCTTTTCCAGACGCAGGGCTTCGGTCTTCAAAATCTGGTTTGCCATGGAAATCGCCGTGTTGTTGCCAGCCATTACGGAAGTAACGCCGGTAGATTTTACGGTGACCAGGTTGTTAGATTCGTAGATCCGGAAACCAGCAGCAGCACCTACAATGCCGGTGGTCAGACGACCTTCAGCCTGCATAGAGCCGGAAGACACGAAGCGCTGGTCTTTCTGCAGCAGGCCATACATCCAGGGCGGAATGACGACCCAGCGGCCAGACTTGGAAACGTTCTTTTCATCCAGTGCCACAGACATCTGGACCAGGTAGTCGTAAGCTTCTTCAGCAGAAGCAATGTCTTTAGCAGTAATAGTAGTGCCAGCTTCTGCAGAATGGGCGGCAATCCGCTGGTCAATCACATCACGCAGCGCATAGGAAGCACGTTCCAGGCTGCGGTCCAGCAGATTGATATTAGCCTGTGCCGTATCAATATCTTCCACCTTGAAGGCAAAATATTTCTGCTGGTCAATCTTCAGTTCCATGGGAGTGCCATCGGTATTGTCATAAGCGATATCCGTACCCTTAATATAGTCTTTTACAGCAATATCGCTGATCTGGTTGATCTTGACGGTATCGCCGTAGTTTCTGATTTCGCCTTCATAATCCCGGTTGACCAGGTTGCCCAGTACCAGGGCTTTGTCCAAATGATCCAGCAGTCTGGCAGACCAGAGAGTCGGTACAAACGTAGAAATTGCCATTTAAATCATCCTTTCTCTAAACTCGATTTGATATCAGTCCAATGTTTGTTGATCTGTTCTGGCGTCATGCCTTTTAGATCTTCCATGGTATATACCTTGTTACCTTTGCCAGCTCCACCGGAACCGGCACCGCCTGCAGCTGTATTCTTGACAGCCCATGGGTTGTTGGTCAGCCAGCCGTTTACGCCTTCTTCCAGAGAGATGGTCTTATCTCCGGATTTAAAGCCCAGGGATTCGTCAGCATTGACTACTACCTGATCTTCCAGAAGCTTCGTGAAAGCTTCCGGGCTCAAAGCATTGCCTTTGGCTAAGGCGGCCTGAAGAGCCGAATGAGTAGCCGTATGAATCCGCTTATCACGTTCTGCTGTAGCTCGTTTCTGGCTTTCTTCATACTTGTTCGTCAGCTCCTTTACCTGGGCCTGCAGGGCCGTCATCTGGGCTCCCAGTGTCTCCGGATTCCCCGCCTTCCGCAGGACTTCCAGAGTGGTCTGTAGGTTCTTCAGTTCGCCGTCCGGGTCATTGCTGCCACGGAGTCCCAGTGCGTCCAGCACCTTGTTCCGTTCCACCCGGCTGGAAGCGGCTTCGTTCCTGGTCTGGGTGATTACGTCTTGTAAGTCAGCGACCATAGCCCCGCCGTTCTCCACCTTGCTCAGGGCTTCAAAAATCTGTTGCAGTGTATATGCCATGTTCATCCTCCTGCCCGCCTGGGGCAAATAAATATTTGAAACGGGGCCTGCCCGATTCTAAAAAGGGTAATAAAAAAGCAGACCGGATGGTCTGCTAAATAAACAGCTTTATTTAGTTCTCTTGGTTAATCACGATTCCGCCATGGATAATAACTCTTTTCCCATTCTCATCATCGAACCACACCTCTAGGGTCGATTCGGATACATCAAATTTTCCGTTCCAAGACTTAATAACCTTGCCATTGTAGTCGTACACCGTTACCGTCCTATTCAATCCACCATCATGGTCAGATTTGAATGACTTTATTTCTCTTTTACAGCCGGCGCTGTTAAACACGAAATATCCGATTCCCAAAAAGAACGCTATTGGAATAATAGCAATAAGTTTATATGTCCAACTTTTCATGCCTTTCTCCTTTCCCGCACGAAAAAAGCACCCTGGGCAGAGGGTGCTAAACATTAAGCATTATAGGTGATTCTTTTGATTTGGTCCGGAGTAATGTCTATAAAATCTTCTATTTCCGGTTTTCCATCTAATTCCATTTGAAAATCGCCATTTTTATATTGATAAATCAAACAGCCAAAACGTCCATCTTTTAATTCCACACAGTCTAACTCTTTTGCTTTCATCAGGGAGCACCTTTCTTAACTTCTAGCTTTAAATATGCCGTAGTCAATCGAGGCTTAACAGCCCCTTTATCAACGAACCATCCTGTTTGTAAGAGAACGTCTTCCCCTTTTAAAGACTTTACCCAAAATTTTGCGCCATACCCATGCCCGTGATTATTAATACCATGATCTGTAAAAGTTGCGTCAAGAATGTTATTTCTTATTAAATCTTCAAGCTTCTTATAATCATTTTTAGTATATCCCAAGACCTTGTTAAAAACAAGAGCCTTATATTTTCCCGTCAAATGCTCTGGGTTAAGACAATAATCAGTGAATTTTTCTTTTGGAATAATTAAAACATCAGGATCATCAAAAGCACTGGGTCTAGATACCTCTTTAACCTTTTGATGTCCGTGCAACTGCAAGATTAAATCAAATAAACCCGACTTCTGCGGCTCATTTTTTATTACTGCTGTAGTCAGCGTCTCCGCCTTCTCCGTCCAGCTGAGCCTGCCTTCCTGCCACTCCTTCTCCCCTTTGACACCGAGGATGGACTGACGGACATGCAACGGTTGCTTTTCCAGCCAGGCATCACCGTTTTCTTCTACGTTGTCAGAACGGTGCTTGCCTTTCAGTTCACTTTCATAGATAGGCGTCAGATGGCACAGGCAGTTCGGATGAGCAGGGCAGTCAGGCACCCGATCTTTCGGATACACGCCGGCTCCCAGACCGTACAGGTCAGCACCGGCATACATATCGCAGATGTCTTCATCCGGATGGCGGCTGCCCAGCTTCCACTGATAAGCTACTACGGAATCATCAGCATCGTACCGTGCCCGAAAGGCCTCATATCGTGCCCTGGCACCTTCCGTTCGGGCAATCCGTTCAGCGATGTACCTAGATTTTTCCTGTATGGCCGCCGAAACAGCTTTTTGAACGGCTTTTTCGCTTCCCTTGTTTACTTTATCGAGGAGCTCATATAAGGACGTTCTAAAGTGATTGTAGGAGGCGCCGTCAGACATCAACCCATCAGCTTGGGCACGTACCTGCCGGATAGCCTTCTGCAAATCTTTCTGCTCCTTCTCCGTCAGGTTGTCCCGGCTTCTGCGGGTCCAGTCCATGAGATTGTCCATGTACTTAGGCAGCTTCTGCTGTTTGATGACTTTCCCGGCATTGTACCCATCGAATAAGGCGTTGGCCGTCTTCTTGACGCTGGCATTGCGCCGGATCTGCTCCTGGATGGTGTCGCCGATAGCCTGACGCATTTCCCTTTCGGCTCCGTGAAGCTTTTGGGACAAGGTCAGCTTATCTTTGCTCCAGGGAGTGGAAAGAGCTTCCAGAAGCGATGCAGCCGAAATCTGGCTGGTCAGCTCCTCGCCTAAAGCATCCTGGGCGGCGTTCACAATCACGTCAGAGACTTCAGCGTCCAGCCAGCCGACCATATCATATTCTTCAAAGACCTGGGCGATGGCTTTCTTCGGGTCCATACCGCTGTCTAGCAGCGCCTGAATCCGTTCAGCCATCTCTTTGCCTTTCTCTCCATACGCTTTAGAGAAGGCAGCCAGCTGCCGCTTCAGTTCATCCATACATTACTCCTTAGCAGGTGGTTCAGGCTCCTGTTGCTGCGGTTCCTGCTGTTGAAACGAGGCTGGCGGCACAGGAGGCTCGTTATATTCCGGCTCCTTTACGGCTTTCTCTACAGCCTTAATGATTTCATCAAAGCGGTTCGTATCCAGCTCTGGCACATAGCTCGTCAGTACGTTCTTGGCCACTTCCACCTTCAGCTCCGGTGTCAGGCCCATATCAAGGACGGCCTGGGCGTTGGCCAGTTCCGTAGCCACATCCGTAATGCCGAAGTCGGAAGAATACGTCACATCGTATTTCAGCTCCTGCCCCAGCCAAAGGGCGAACATCTGCATCATTTTCTTTTCTGTCTGGGCGCAGCGTTTGGCAAACGTAGCTAGGCGCTGATTCGTCCGTTCAAATTCCCACTGCCGGGCAATGCCGCTGGTCTGCTGTGCTGCCTGGCCGTTGATGAAGCTCAGGCCTGCCTGCCGGTACATCTCTTGAATCAGCAGCTTGATCTGGCTCTGGATCATCTCCGCCGGATCTGACGGAGGCGAAATGTAGCCGGGTGGGTTCTTGATATTGTCGCCATCGTAGCAGAGCGCATTGTTGCTGCCGATGACCAAGTCTTTTGCGTCCTTGCTGGGGAACGTCAGCACTGGGAACGTCTGGTTCCGGATGATTTCTGTTTCCCAGGAACAGTGGTTATACAAGGCGGCAGCAATCCCTGCCACGGAGTAGAGCTCCGGCACAGGGTTCAGCTCTCCGTTCTTGATCTGCTGGGACGGGAAGAAGATGACGGGCACAACGCCCAGGCCATGTTCACCGCTGGCCACCGTATGCCCGTTTTCATCAATACTCCATACCTTCGTGTCGTAATACACCGTCCGTTCTACGGTCTTGCCCATGGTAGACGTTACAGTCGTATCCCGGAACTTGATGGCCAGCACCCGTCCGTTCTTGTCGATGCTGTAGGATTCTACCTTGTCAGGATCCAGTGTGTACGCATAAGGAAATTTCCGCTGGGCTACAGCGTCTGCCAGGTTGTCCGGCAGGTCCATAGCCTGATAGTTTTCCACTACAATGAACACAGCTCCGTACAGCTTGGCAGACAGTGCTGCCAGCTTCATGAACGTGTCGATATCGTTGCCGGCTCCGTCCACGTCTTCCACGAAGGCGTCCACCATTGTGCTGGCAGCGCCAGACCAATCCCGGAGCGGCGTCCGCTTAAAGATAGGATCTACCAGCGCATTCACGATAGGAGCGAAGTAGTTCATGTAATAGGCCGTCTTCTGACGGACCCGGTAATCTTCTTCTGTTTCCCGCTTGTGCGGCACCAGGTACGGTCCACGGAAGCCGCCATCTCCGTAGTAGGCATCCCGCATGAGCCGATACATATTGGTATCTGCCGCTGTCATTTCAAATGTTTGTTCACTCATAAGTTAATCCTTCCGGCAGTCACTACCGACCGCACAGGCATTACGCTGCCACAGCCGTAACGCACGGCATCAATGGCATGGTTATCTTTATCCGGATAGGCGCTGATATATTGTCCTTCCCGGTTCCGTTCATATTCGTAAGTCACAAATTCTTTATAAGTATTCGGGCACCGCCGCTTGTCGATGTAGATGCGGTTCAAAGACTGCAGCCATTTCAGGCCGTAATCTACAGAATCCGGGCCTTTCATAGCGCCCATGATGTTCAGTCCCAGGCTCCGCAGCTCTTTGATGCTTTTCGGCTCTGCAGAGTCGGCCCGGATCATATCGCTGGACAACAATTTCTTCTTGATCTTTTCGGCAGCCTGGTAGTTTGTCAGCTTCTGCTGATAGATTTCATCAAAGATGTAGAGGTTTTCCCTTTTCGCATCGTATTGCATGACCACGAAGGCCAGCGGATCTACAGCAAAGCCGAAGTCTAAGCCGTAATACAGGTGGTCGAAGTTGGAGATAACTTCATCTGTCAGCTCCACGTCTTCCACGTTGTCGAACACCGCCCCGCCAGTCCCAGTGACTTCTCCCAGGTATTCGTGACGGTAGGCCATCTCGTTGCGTTGCTTCAGCTTGTCGGCTTCCAGCAGGAACTGTTCACCCAGCCACTCAGGCGGCACATCCAGATACGTAGAACGATGGACCAGCCGGTCCGCATCATCCTGCAGGATTTCCTCGTTCACCCAGTTGCTCCGGCTCTTGGGCGGATTGTACGTACAGAACACCCAGTATTTTGGCCCGCCACGAAGCAGGGACTGGCACAGGTTGCGGATCTCTTCCATACCGGAGAACTGGTCCAGTTCTTCCAGCCAGACAATGCCCACGTAGCCGAAAGGCAGCTTGATGGACTTCACCTTCATCGGGTCGTCCACACCGAAGAACAGGATTTTCTGGCCTGTAGACTTTAACGTGATTTCATGTGGTGAAGTCTTGTACTTGAACCGGTCGATAACACCTAATTGCTCGATGCCCCACTGGATCTGCGGGTACACGCTGTTCTTGATGGTGTTTCCAATCTTACGAAGCACGACCGCATGGCAGTCCGGATGCTGCATCAGGAGTAATGGCAGCTCAATACCCACGAAGGAAGACTTCGTGCTGCCACGTCCTCCTGCCAGCCAGTAGAACGTATGTCCGTGAGCCTGAGCATCGTAGAACACCGGATCAAAAGCAGGGCTGATTTTCTCTGCCACGTTAATCTTCATGGTCATCGCCCCGCTCAAACGTGAATTCTATTTTGTCACTGCCATCCGCATCCTCTGCGGGGTTCTGCAGGCCGTACCGCTTACCAAGTAGCTCTGCGGCTTTCAGCTGGTCCTTGGCCCCGATCTGCTTTGTAATGATCCTTGCACTGGAGAAACCTTTTCCGGTTCCTTCGATGACGGCAACCTCTTCGTTGATCTGTCCCCGCATGGCCTTCGTCAGGTATTCCAGTACTTCTTTGGCATCGGCGATGCGGCTGGACTCCAGTTCTTTCATCCGGGCATCTATGGCTTCTTTGATACCAAGTTTTACCAAGTTTTCTGGGCCTACTTTGTTCGGATGCTTATATCCTGCTTCTCTCGCAGCTTCGGTAGCATTGCCCGTGCTGACGTAATAGTCTACGAATCTTTTCTGTTTTTCCGTCAGCATAGTCCATCACCTACCACCGCCTGTTTTTTTGCATAAGAAAAAGACGCCTTCCCGCAAAGGCGCCTTTCTCTTGTACCCATATTCTCTTCAGAAAAGGAGGTGTCCCAAACAGTCTGCAGCAGAATCCAATGGTTGAGGGGAGGTTCCGCTTTCGCCCTGTTTTGACAATACCATTATAGCAGGTAAAACCCTGAAAAAACGGACAAAAAACGGGTCAAAAGCGCTACTCGGTTTTTAAAGAAAGACCAAATTAGTCTGGACAGGCGCTGCTTTTGGACCGAACAGCATGCCGGATATCCTGTGTATCCCATCCCGCCACTTCTTACGACAATAGCTTTCATCGTAACCTTCCCTGTGAGCGATAGCCTTCCAGGAAAACCGATACACGCCCCGCTGTATCACCATATTCCGTGTCGGCCCATCTAAAGCTTCGAGAGAATTATCTATGCGTGTCAACATGGAATCAATCTTATTCTTTTCTGTCCGCAGATTTTTGAGCCGCAGAAGGTTATCTTCTTTCTGCTCATAAATAGCTTCCTGGGGGCCTCCGCTTTCAAAGCCGCCGATGGGAGGTGTGTCCCGAAATTGACTGGTTTTAGGCGCCGGATCTAAAGCGATATTGGCTTCAAGCGCTTTTATTTCGATTTCGGCATTATGCTGGAACGTTTTCCAATCAGAATAATGTTGCAGGTATCCTATCACAGCCCATTCATAGTCATTGTAGTACATGAGCATCACCTCCCTTCTGCAGCCAGAATCAGAATCCCAGACACAGCTTTATCACCAACATGACTAATTCCAGGACCATATACGTCATCACGACTGCCAACATTACGAACATCAATGGCCAGATTTTATGCATCACTTTCACCTCTACCGATAGATATAGAGGGCAATCTTATTAAATTCGGACAACTTATCTCTTGGAATCAGAATGTAAGAATCTGAATCGGCTCCAATAACGATAAAGTTCTCATTGATCAACTCTTTTACGTCTGCATCTGACATCATTGCAAGACGTTCTAAAGTAACAAGTTTTTTATCAACCAGCAGCTCTCTGGCACCAGACAGTTGCCCAACATATCCTGGATCGAAGTTCATATTCTTTACCTCCCCGTGCTCCCATAGCCGCCCATCCGGATAGCTTTTGCCGTATCGTCATCAGTTGTCTTGAACTTCAGGAAGATTCCCTGTGCCAGCCGTTCCCCGGCTTCTACAATCTGCGTCTCCTTGCCGTAATTGTAGATAGGGATGC